TCGAAGGAGACCCGTACAAGCGACCTATTAATCGTACTACCTCTCCTGGATACCCCTACAACCTCAACAACAAACACAAAGGAAAGACTGCTTTTCTCGGATCTGACGAAACCTACATTTTGGATCATCCAGTGTTAAAAGCTGATGTTCTTGAATTGTTGGACAATTCTCGTAAAGGAATCCGAGGAAGTGCTATTTCCCTCGCTACTCTCAAAGATGAGAAACGACCTATCGCCAAGGTTGATGCTGGCAAGACTCGTGTATTCGAAGCTTGCCCTCAACACCTTGTCATTGCTATTCGACAGTATTTTCTGGACTTCTCAGCCCACATAATGCGAAACCGAATTGACAATGGCATCGCCGTTGGCATCAACCCCTATTCATTGGAATGGACCAAACTTGCTCATCGTTTGCTTGAGAAAGGAAACCACATGATTGCTGGAGATTTCTCCAACTTTGATGGTTCTCTTCTCATGCAAATTCTGGTAAAAATTTGCGACAAGATCAATGAATGGTATGGTGATGGACCTGAGAACGCTCTCATTCGCTCCACCCTATGGGAACACCTGTGTAACGCAGACGTTCTCGTAAAAGGTGAAGTGATCCGACAGACACATTCTCAGCCTTCCGGCAATCCGCTTACTGTCATTATAAATTCTATTTTTAACGCCATCGTAATGCGCATTGCCTACCTCAAACTCAAGAAAGAGCAAGGGTTGCCTGGCACCTGTGATTATCGGAAACATGTGAACGAAATCATTTACGGCGACGATGACATCAAAAGTGTCTCTGCCGACGTACTTGGTTGGTTCAATCAACTGACAATCACAGATGCTCTTGCATCTTTCGGTCTCACCTACACAGATGAGACAAAAACTGGCAACATCCTTCCTTGGAAGACTCTGCAAGAAACTGCTTTTCTCAAAAGAAAGTTTGTAATTCAGAATGATGGAACTTTCATGGCCCCCATGGAAATCGAAAACATTCTGGAAATCACAAACTGGATTCGCGGAAAAGCAAAGCGAGCCTCAACCATCGAAAACTGCGATCAAGCTCTTATGGAACTTGCTCTCCATCCAAAACAACAATACGATTATTGGAGTAATCGTATCAGAGAGGAACTAAGAAAGGTTGAAATAAATTATTTCACCCCGACTTGGTTCGAGAAGATGGAAGAATATAGATACAACCGTGATCTATATGATCGTACCGAATACGTTCCCCTCTGGTAACTTCAATTAAGAATGTGATCTTATACTAGTAAATCAAAACTGGGATACTTACTTATATACTGCTATTCTTTCTTATTCATAGAGTGTGGCTGTGCTCTGGTGATACAGCTCCCGAATTCAAGGAGAATAATCATCTACCCTTGTCTTATTACATGATTGCTACCCAATACGATCAAGACCAAAACACTAATGTGGATTCGACACGCGGAAATCTTCTTACAGATGTCCAAATGTCAACTGAATCCATCCCTATGCCATCTAACGTCACACAGATGGCACTTAATGATGTGACACGACACGAAATTATGAGCATTCTCGAACGCCCAGTCAATCTTGGAACCTTTGACTGGACTTCCGCGGATGCTGCTATTCCGATTCAACTTTCTCCTGGTGCTTATGATGCCGATACTGTAAACTATTTGAAACAATTAAATTTTCCTCAAGATATATTTGATAACTCTCCAATAGTTGTAGATAAACTCAAAAACTACCAATATATGAAAGCTGATATAGAAATAGAAGTTAAGATTAATGCCCAACCTTTCTTACAAGGTGCTCTTATGCTTGTATATAATCCTTATTATAATCAAACTGGAGATTTCAGGCGCAAGGGAACTCGTTTCCTTGCTTCTCAAACCTCGTGCCCCTATAAGATAGTTAGTATAGAAGAAGGGAACAGTCTTAAAATTACTTGTCCATATGCCAATATCTACGATCTTTTCGATCTTGGCAATTCGGATAACCAATTTGGTACTGTTTTCCTTTATGTCTTTTCTACTTTGTTAGGACCTACTGCTTCTGAAAGTGCAAAATACACTATTTTCGCTCGTTTCGTCAACCCAGTCTTCTTTGTTCCAACTCAAAACGATGTTATTTCTAAAGCACGAGATGCTCACGACATAAAACGTTTAGAGAACAAAGGATACCGTGTTGCCCAAAACGATGTGAAACCCGTTTCTGCACCTGATACTGGAGAAGTCGAGACATCCGGTCCGGTTTCTAAAATTGCTAGTGGAGTCACGACTGTAGCTGATGTGCTTTCCGGTGTACCACTCATCGGGAAAGTTGCTTCAACTGTAGCGTGGGTTTCACGAGCGATTGGAAAAACCGCCGCGTCTTTCGGCTGGTCCAAGCCAACCTCTATTATACCCCAAGCCAAAATGGTAGTCAAGCCTAATCAGACTTTGATCCATACCGAAGGAAACGATGATTCAACAACACTTGCTCTTTTACAAGATAATGGTATTGATGGATCTTCAATGATTCCTGAAAGTAAGGATGAAATGTCACTTGAATACGTTTTTGGCCGTCCCAATTTCTTTCACGCCCAAACTGCTCCACAAGCATTGTTTTCAGGGCGCAAGTTAATGGCGAAATGGGAAGTTTCACCCCTTTCCGAGTATCAATATGGAAATAATGATACTAGCCAAACTATGTTCCTTGGAAGTTTCGCTTATGCTAGCATGATGGGTACTCTATGGCGAGGCACAATCAACTATGATGTTATGGTAGTGAAAACCCCATATCATCAAGGTCGATTTGCCGTCGTCTTTCTCCCCGAAACTAACCTCGAAGATGTTCCCACAAGTCTTGGTGAACTTTTGAATACAAACTACAATGTTGTTTGCAATTTGAAAGATCGACAAGATGAGATGGGTAGAACTACATTTAGAGTTTCAGTTCCGTTTATATCCAACACTCCGTGGAGAGAAACTTACAAAAGAAACACCAGTACAACCAATCCTGGTCCCGATGCTACTACATTGGACACCAAGACAGGATGCTTAGCCATTTATTCTCTGGTTGATTTATCTAACCCTCCCACTGTTTCTGGCGCAGTAACATTTTACGTAGCCCACAGTGGAGGAGAAGATTATCAAATCTCCAGACCTGTAATGAATCTAGCTCCTGGTTTCCAGAGTCGATACGCCCAATCTGATGTTGGTGCTGTATTCGTTCCTGAAGACGAAAATTTGCTGGTTCCTAGTTCGCGTACACAAGACGTTACAGCTCAAACCACAGGTGAATATTTTCAAAGCCTGCGTGCCTTTATGAAGCGATTCAACTTTTTGTCTTTTCTTCGTCAAACCGATCAATTCGTTGGTCTTAAAACACGTTCGTTTCACGAAAATCCATCCAGTGGTGTGAGAAATATGTCCCGTCTTAATTTCACGGACGAGGTCTCTCCCTCCTCATGGTACATGACATCTTTCTTGTACCGTTTTTATAACGGATCTTCAATGCTGAAGATTCTACCCCCACAAACAGGCATGATAACTGAAGGTTATTTGCGATTTGATGAGTCTCTAGTAGATCAAACTGTCATTGACAGAACTGACGCTATTGGTCAGCCCATCTTTCAACAATTACAAGCAGTGTCTTGTGCCTACGAAATCCGCACGCCGTATTATCGAGGTATTCGATGTGACGTTGTAGATTCAACCCAAACTCCTGTTCTTGGAGACGTTCGCACTTGCATTCGTTCTCAGAACAGGGGAGGGTTTGGAAATACCAACGCTCCTTCTTACCTCTATGAAGCGGCAGGCGACGATTTCAACTTCTTCTTCATGATCGGTCCACCACCTATGATGGACATCAAGAATGTGAAGAACGTCGCCTCCTTTCCAACTGGTACGTCTCGTACTGTGTTAACTGCAAATGCCTCTAACGCCACTGTCTCTTCTGGTCGATACAACGTTTTCCCCGTTGTGTACAACCCATTGATAGCACCGAGTAGTGGTCTCCACAATATCACAGATTCGACACTGGATACTATTACTATCACCTACGACGATGGCTCTTTCTCCGAAACTAAAGTTACGGATTGCCTTGTTGGAGATGATGGACCTAATAGCTCTCTAAGTATTCCCTATGATACGGCAAAGACTGTGGATCTGCTAACGACTGGTCAGTCCATTCAAGCAATCCCAAAATTTACCATCATAGATAATGCACCTAGTGTACCATAATTCTCCCAAGCCCGAAACATTCACAAAATGTGGACAGGCTCCAGGTAGAAGGTCGTCGCGCAATTTAAAATCATTGCGTCACTTAAAATGATTCGCAGCTATGCGAACTCCTCCTACCGGGGGGAGATTAGCCTACTTGCGGACATGATTTTTACGTGTTCAACCTTATACCATTAATTGGCAGATTACAATTTGATTTTTCCGACTAATGACGGATACTTATTGATTTAACACCCAATAAGTGTTCATTTTCTTCAAAA